CGTCCCGGAGGCGATCTTGTCGGCTGTGATGGTTCTGGAAGCAATGGAGTCTGCAATTATGGAGCCGGTGTATATCTTCCCACCATCAATCTTGGTGGTGTCGCTTGGATGCCGCCAGGCCCAATCGTTGGTTGCGTTGTCTTCCGGTTTGCCAGTGCCGGTTACCGCGCTCCAATCAACGGAACTTCCCACCTCCAAGGTGCCCTTGATCCTAAGATCCGTCCCGTTCCAATGGAGCTTGGGGTCGGTGCTCCCACCGGCCTGGATGGTGCCGTTTTCAAGATCAATGAGCATCCCAGAGTTGGCCCCCCAATCCGGGGAGGCGAGCTTCCCGGCCGTTAGTGTCCCGGAGACTACCGCCGAGACCACAGACAGATCGAATGTCTTAATATGCTGAGCCGTGACCGAATTGTAGGCAATATCGGACTCGCCCACCTTGAGCGTGGTGGCGCTCACCACACTCGACCACGGCCCCTGGTTGCCGGAGGTGTCCACGGCCCGCACCCGATAGTAATAGGTGGTGTCTACATCCAGCTGGGTATCGGCAAAATAGGTGGCCTTGACGGTCCCAGCCGTCACCTCCTCGCCCGCGAAAGACCCCGTCTCGGACCGTTGCACCTCGTAGTGGGCCACGTCTTTATCGGCAACCGCGTTCCACGCAAGGCCCATCACCTTGAATCCGGGGACGATGTAGTTCTGCGCAGGCCAGGTGACTTGTTCCGGCGGGTCGGAATCCAGCGCCGCCGTGATGGTGGTGGAAACGCCCCAGGCAGAACGGGCAAGGCCGGAATCCACCGCACGGACTTCCACGTGGTAGGCCACGCCGGGCTCCACAGAGTCCCAAAAATACTGCGTGTCCTTGGTGGCATAGACGGACGTAGGAAATCCCGTGATCTCCTTTACGAGCTTGATCTCATATCCGACCCAATCCGGGTCCAGCTCGGCATTGTCGTCCCAGGTGGCCCGCAGCCAGACGTACTGATTGCCGTCCTCGGCCACCCGCACACCCGTGGAAAGGGCGATGTTCTGCGGTACAGGGAGCCCGGAAAGGCTGGTGTTGATGGCAACGTCCGTCCAAGCGGCATTGACGGAATAGACTCCGAAGCGGTCCACCGCCTTGATCCAGTACCGACGTGTGCCGTCCAGGTTCTCAGTGAGCGGGATGAGTACGCTGGTTCCCGTTGCCTGCTCAACCACCACGGAAGCGCTGTCCCAATCGGGCACATCCCCCATGCGGATCTCGTAATGGGAAAGGCTCGGATCTTCCACCGGCCCCCACGCGAGCTTCACCTGCCGGGAGGCGGGAAGATAGGTGCCGGAAAAGCTCGTCACATCCGGCGGCGGATCGTCGATTCCCTGGGTCGTATAGGTGTAGTCGGACCACGGCCCCCGCTTGCCGTCCGGGTAAACTGCCCGGACCCTAAAGGAGATCTCACCGCCCAAGGGTGCCGGGATCTCCACCAGGGTTCCCGTGGTGGTGACGGTCTTGGTTTCGGTGTCCGTGGAATACTCCACGATGTAATACTCAGCGCCCAAGATCCCGTTCCAGGAGGCGATCACGAGCCGCCCTTCCACGCCAGGAGCCGGGGAGTACTTTGTCTCGGTGCATTGGAGGCCGCTCGGAGCCTGAATGGTGAACGGATTCTGCGTGTAGGGCTCCTGATCGAAGAGGATGCCCTGATCCACGGCCGCGTATTTCCCCTCGTCGTATTTCACGGCCGAGACGGTGAACTCCACCTCACTTTTCTCGGCAATGCCCACGATCCGCCACTTGGTGGCGGGGATCTCGGCCTTTTCGATCACCCAAACGGCCTTTTCAACAGGCAGCGCACCGGAGATGGAGGGCGTGAAGGCAACGGTATCCGTCTCACCGGCTGCGCTCGTGACGGTGGCCTCGTGGATCGTCCCGTCAGGAAGCATCGCCTTGAAAGTGTAGGTGACACCATCTTCCAGAAACACGGTTCGGTCGAGCGTCGCCTGGTTGCTTGTGCAGGATACAAGCCTTCCGCCATAAACAGCCCCGGCGGCTCTGTCGTTGTCAGCGATTTCGATGACCTTGCCGGGACCCAAGCCATAAACACCATCCAACCCGCAGGTGAAGGACACGGCCTCTGAGAGTTTTGCAGTCTCGATCCACATGCGCCCGTAGCGTCGAGCCTGACCCCGGCTCGTGCAGCCGATGGCTTGGATCGTCTTGTCCCGGTAACCAAACCTGGACAGAAGGTCTGCATCGACAACCGTCTCCACGGTCTGCCGGTAGAAGTCTTGAGGGTCGTTCCAGATCACGTGAACGACGGAGACAAGCTCGGATAGGCTCGACTGCTCGTACTGAAAAACGCCGTCCTGCACGTTGGCGTTGGTGAAGAGCTTTACGGGAACCTGAGGCCGATCACAGGCGATGGAAAGAAGCCCAGCCTGGTAATGGACGAACCCGTGGCAGATGGCCGCTATGTTCTGAAGAACTTGAAGCGCCTCTTCCCGGCTCTGGATATAGGCGTTGCAGGTGTATCTCGGCTCGTAGCCTCCCGACCCGTCCGGGACCAGCTCATCGCAATATTTCGCCACTTGGTAAAGCGACCACTTGTCCACGTAGCTCGAATCAATGTACTCGCCCAGCCCATAGCGATCGTTGGTGAGAAGGTCATAGAAGATCCATGCCGGGTTGTTGGTCCAGCCGAGCTTGAAAGTTCCGTCCCACTCGCCGGTATAGGTCCTGGCCACAGGATCGTAATTGCTCGGAATCTTCACATCGTTTTTTAGTTTGACGTGATAGGCCCTCTGAGGGATAGAGCCGAAATAGCTGGCGTCAATCTCGACCCCCACCAGGGCGCAGTTTGGATAGGCGAGTTTTGCGTCGATGATCTCGGTGTAGCTATACCAGTATAGGTCATTTGCAAGATTTGCACTTCCGGAATCCGCCGTGATTCGACGCACGCGCACATCCCACGGACCGGGATCAGGAAGAGAGATCATATACGAGCCAAACCATTGGCTCATGGTCTTGTCGTTCAGGGTGACGGTCTTCGCTGTAACCCACCCGGCCCCGTTGTTGTTCACGTCAACGGAGAACTGAAGCGTGGTTTTCTTGATGTCGCCTGTCTTGGAGTCTTGCTGATAGAGGGCCGGGACGGAAACGGTCACGCGGAGCCGGTCAACGTTGGTGTCCGTGATGGACCGAACAATGGGTGTCGCCTGCTCCACCTGGGTGTTGACGATGACCTCGTTTTCGGCTCCGGGAAAACCGGGTATGTGGTTCTGGTCCTGAGAACCATTCACGGTGTGGATGGTCACACCCTCGAAGTTGTAGGAGCCATCCTCGTTTTGGATCGGAGTCTCATCCAGATAAATGGACTTGGCTCCGTTGACCAAGCCTTGGATTTCGCCCTCGCAAAGAAGATCAATTACGCGGGCAATCTGCTTCGATTGCAACGTGTTGGGCTCTTCGACAGGTGCACGTGTGGACGTTTTCGTGCTGCCCTTCGATCCGATAATGATGGATTTCACCTGTGTTCCCTCGCTAGAGCTGTTCGGTATGAATGCCGAAAGAAATCACCTGCGAGCCAACGATTAGCTCCCCGTACCCGACCGGAACGGCATTTCCCTCGGCCACGGTGTTGACCGGACCGTTGAAGGCATAGCTCGGCCGATCCTCGGGCCGTTCCGTGGTGGTGAGCTTTGGTGTCTGTACGGGAAAGAGAAGCTGGGTCAGCCCCCCGAGCATGGTGGAGACGCCCATGCCCATGAGGACACCACCAACCTTTGCAACCGTTGCGGCCGTAACTCCAAGTATTCCTGCAAGCGCCCCGCCGACAGTAGCCGTCGTCATGGCATATCCGGCCCCGGTAAGAAGCGCGCCGCCGATGAGGGCCACCTCAATACCGCCGCCTTTCACGACGGGAACCACCCGGATGATCTTCCCAGGAGACTCAATGAGCCGGTCTTCGGAAATAACCTTTTTATCCGAAAAAATCCGGTAGTTCAGATCCTTGTGCTCAATGGCCCAAGGAAGAAAATCGGGATACATGGCCATGAGCGGACGGAACACGTCGCCCACCCGGTCCAGATCCCATCGGTGGACCTTTCCCCAGCGCTTTCCGATCTCTCCGTAGAATCTCACCTCGGTCAGCATAAGTCCCTGTGCCTCACGATCTTCACGGTGTGATGCCGCCAGTATCCGCCGTAAACGTCACGGGATGAGAGCCGATTCACTGCATGGTGAAGGAATTGCCCGTCCCCCAGGTAAATCCCCGCATGGTTGATGACGGGGCTCGCCACCTGCATGAGAAGACAATCCCAGGGCTCCGGCTGCATGTCGGGCCGGTGCATCTCAACGAACCCTGCCTTCTCGAAGTTTTCCTCGTAGAGATTTTCTCCCTTCAGCCACCATTCCCAACGACGCTCGAAATCCGGCATCTCGATTCCGTGCTCCCGCTCGTGCCAATCCCGGATGAGCGTGTAGCAGTCGAGCACTCCGTGACAAAACTGCCTCCCCACAAGCGGTGCTTCGTATCCCTCAGGCTCGATCACCCGCACAAGGCCGCTCGGGATCGCCATGATGATCCAGGGAAGGCCCGTGGCCTCACACATCACCCGGTCCGCGTCGCTCGGGGTCGCCGGGTGGTTGTAATGAGAGTGCGCAATGGCCACGATCTCCCCCATCTCCTCGGCCTTGGCGTAGCACTCAGGGTCCAAAACGAAAAAGTCCTCCGGCGATTCGGCCAGGTTTCGGCACGGGACGAAGCGGTATCGACCCCGGAAAACCACCACGACACCGCACCCTTCATCAGGGACCACGGAATCGAAATGGGCCTTCATGGCAGAAAGGAGTTTTTCGTCTTCGGGAAAGCTCATGGCCTCATCACCTGTAGATCTTCGCCACAGCCGGAAAGCCGCCGAAGGGGAGCTTGGCGCTGGGGCCGAACCTGAGTTTGCACGAAGTGAGTCTCTTTCCGCATCGGTCCTCGGCCGGATTGCTCGTAGGAGTATCGTCTTCTTTGGCCACCGGCCCTCCGGTGTATCCGCAATAGGGGCCTCGGTATTCCCACATGCAGGTCTTGACTATGACGCGCCTTGGG